CCATTACGGTTTAGATATGAATCTTCAATTTGGTAGTTTACTAAAGTTTTCCAACTGTATCTATTTTCACCCAAGTAAGTTAAATTAAACAAACTGTTTGTTGAAAATCTTTTTGTAAATAAAACATCTTTATAGTCATAAGCTAACTCTGTTGATGATTGATAATCTTTTCTTTCAATATTGTTTAGTGTATATGAATTTCTAATTGTAGAACTAAATAATGAATTCCATTTTCCATTTGCGTGACCAAATGATAATCCTCCATTTAAATTAGGGGTTGATTTAGTCTGTTCAACTGATGGATTACCAATTAATTTAGTATACGCCCTTTTATCTCCGTTTGATGATATACGGTATCTATAAGTTGAAGGGAATGTGGAAGGGAAATCGGTAGCTTGAACTAACTTAAAATCTCTAAAGGTTGAAACCGAACCCCAACCACTTCCCAATGACAGATTAAAAAATTTATCAGAAACTTCTTTTGTTGTTATTTGAACTAATCCCCCACTCCAATCACCAGGCAAATTTGCTGACGATGATTTAGCAACAATAATGTTGTCAATTAAAGAAGTTGGGATTATGTCAAAAGAAAACGCTCTTTTATCTGGTTCAGTTGACGGTAGTGGGGTTTTATTTAATAATGCAGAATTATAACGGTCTGCCAAACCTCTTACCAATACAAATTTATCGTTTTGGATGGTTACCCCACCAACTCTTTTAAGTGCGTCACCAACGTTTCTGTCAGGAGTTTTCTTAATAAATTCAATTGATAGTCCATCGGATACGACATTATTATTTCGTATTGACCTAACAATTGATGCTTCGGTTACTTTTTGTGGAGCCGCCCTTACAACAACTTCTGACAACTGAGTTTCAGTTTCTTCAAATATTATATCAAAGGTTAAGTCGGACGTTACATTTAATTCTTTTGTGAATTCTTTATATCCAATGTATGACGCTTTTATTGTATATAAACCAGATTTAAGGTTTAATTTATATTCCGCGTTTTCATTTGAAATTGTTGAATATGTGGCACCGTCTGAGTGTTTAAAACTTATATGTGAAAAATATATGTTTTCGGATTTTGATTTTGTTAAACCGTTTACGGTTATTTGTCCAATTGCTAATGTTGGAAGTAGCAATAAAAATAAAAGAAAATACTTCATAAAATTATTTAAATTAGTTCCCCAATAACTATGAAAGTATGTCTGTAAGTGTATTAATAATGTATTATGAAATTATTAAATGTTGGTTGTGTGCTCCTTTAAATAATCACACTCGTATTCTCTACAGGTTTTAGGACGTATGTCGTATACAGAACACGCCTTAATTTTTGTGTTATAAAAAATACATGGGAATCTTGGGTTGTAAAAATCAACTCGAAGTGCGGGATAGCTATTTGGATTTTGCCAAGTTGATTTGTTTGGGAATAAAGTTTTTCCCTCTTCGTAATCAACAAACACTTCATTATAGGAAACTTCTCTACCAAATTTATTAGATAGAGAGTCAATAAATTCTTGGGTGTCGTGATGAGAACCTATGATATAATCACGGTCCTCTATGGTGCAACAACTTCCGTGGTACCCTGGTACCCCGAAACACTTGTTGCTACATATATTACAATCTACTCCCATAAAATTTAAATTGGTGGAGATGGCGGGAGTCGAACCCGCGTCTTGCTCACTTTGACAATAAATGACTACACGTTTAGTACAACGTTGTTTCTCAACGTTCCGAAATATTAAGTTTGATGTATGTGGGAACCAAACTTACAAACAACCTGGTCTCAGAATTATTTTAAACGAGCTCTGACCTGTGACCCGTATATTGGACTTCTGTTCCTAGGTTAACGTCCTAATCGACCCGAGGTTACACCAACTTGGTTGGAGTAACGGTTGTGACTACCTCTTAGGCAGCTACAACAGAAGCTTCTCTAGTTAAACCTAAAGTCGCCATCTTAGCAAAAGTATTGCCAGCTAATTGTCTTCACCATAGATTAAAGTCATAGATGAATTCTGACTACGTGCCACTTATCCCCAACAATGCCAATCGATACCATTTCATCCCCATATTTTCAAAGAACATTACAAAGGTAAGTATAAATATGTTTAAATCCAAGTGGAAGTTGTATTTATATTCATATGGCGGTATTAGACACATTCATTGCTTTAAGGAACTACGTTAGAGGTAAGATAAATGCTTACGAACTTGAAAACGCGGACGAGTTATTCACTGAAGTAAGGGAAGATAGACAGAACAGAGGTCAAAGTAAGATTAACGTTGAGTTTAAAAACGAGGAAAAGTTTTTAGAGGCGATGGGTCTTAGTGATGATGACAGTTGGTTCTATCGTGTAATCAATTCTCCATATAGTGATTACGAATTTATGGATTGGCATTCGGCTAAAGAAGATTTTGAGAATGGTTGGGGACTATATTATAATTTGAATGATGATAATAAAGAAAAACTCGCACAAATTTCAAAGATAATTCTACCAATTAAAGTAGATTTTGACAGTGAACAATTTAGAAACCAACTTTCAGAAAAACTATTAACTAACTTTAGACGTGAAACGGAAGATATAATTTCAGATTATCAATCAGAAAGAAACAGTGAGGCTCGGACAAGTGCTAGAGACTCGGTTAATAAAGAATTTGATGAATTCTTGGACCAACTTGGGTTTGAATCTTATGGTGACGGATTCAGAACCACGGTTGCTAACCTGATAATGTTGTATTTAAAAGAAAATAAAATACACTTATCTCTTGAAGATTTGATTGATGATATAATACGAAACGTAACATCTCCAGGAGGTTGGGCCGATGACACGTATCAATATATGAACGACGATAATTTTGACACAGAAAGTTTCAATAATTATACTTCGAGAAAATTAGATGATATTTTAGAAAAATTGGAAGACGGTCCAGGAGAAGACGGAGTTACTGTTCACGACTTCACTGAAATGACTGATAGAATTACTAAAAAATTTGAACAAGACAAATTTTATAATCTACCTAAAGACCCAAAAAAAGAAACCAGATTCAAAATCGAAGGATTTGAATACCCTGGTATGAAAGTAGTGGTAATACTACAAAAAGGATTCCAACAGAAAAAAGTTAAATTGTCTGAGGATAATTTTTATAATTTATTATATCAACCAACATTATTTAATTTGGATGAAATATAAATTATTCTTATCTTTGTGCTATGACAGAAAAAATAGCACTTCTAAAAGAAGTTTTAAGTGTACCCACAAAAACCTATCAAGAACACCAAATGGTGGAATTCTTGGTTAATTGGTTGACTGAAAACAATATAGACCATTATGTTGATGACAAAATGAATGTCTATGCAACAAAACAAGAAAATTCAGAACTACCTGAAGATTTTTATTTCCCGTGTGTAATTTCTCACACAGACACCGTTCACAATATTGATACAATTAACATCAAAGAAATGATGTTACCAAACGCACAAGACGTGTTAAAACCATCCCTCAAAGCCTATAACAATGAGGGGAAACCAACTGGTATTGGTGGTGATGACAAATGTGGTGTATTTGCTTGTTTAACATTATTAAAAGAATTACCATATCTAAAAGCAGCATTTTTTGTATCTGAAGAAACAGGATGTCATGGCTCAAGAGTTGCCGACCCAAAGTTTTTTGAAAATGTTGGATACGGAATCCAATTTGATGCCCCTGAAAACTGGATGATTACTGAAAAATGTTTTGGTCAAGTTTTGTTTGATAGAGATTCAGACTTCTTCCAAAAAATTGATAAAGTCCTAACCGAAGGAATGGTTAATGAAGATATGAGATACATGGTTCACCCATATACTGACGTTTATGCCTTAAGAGGTAAATTTGACTTCTCTTGTATTAACTTCTCGATTGGGTATTATGATTATCACACTCCAAATGAATATGTCGTTATTGATGACGTGTTCAATGGGATTGAAATGGGTAGAAAAATGATTCAGGATTTGGGACACACCCTACACTTTAAAGAAGCAAAACAATACAGTTATAACAATAGAGATTTGTTATTCTAATTAGATAAAATTTTCTAACTTATCTATAAACCTTTTAACCATCGGGTGGTCTTGTATGTCTTCATACTCGGCCCCCGATTTTTTTAGGTGTTGAATTGTTGACACAATTGACCTCAAAGACATCTCAACTGATTTTGACATAGAAGGATATTGTTCAATATAATAAGATAGTCCGAATTGACCTTTTGCAAACCAAATGGGTATGTTTAATTTAATAACTAATTTAGCAATCATATTTTTTGCAAACTGGTCGGCATCCAACTCCATTTCCCAATATTGCTGATATAATTTTTCAAAATCTTCTAAATCGTAATCAGTAAGTGGGTTATCCATTTTTATATCCCTAACTTGTTGTTCGTGCCGAATTTCATGAAATATGGTGTATAAAAAATCACCGATAGTTCTCATGTTTGCTGGTGAGCAAATAATTACTTGGTCTCTTGTTCTAACCCCACTAAAACCAGTACCACACGAATTTAAAAACTTAACTGTAATGTTGTGTTTTTTAATATAGTTAACAACAAATTTTTCAATAACGTCAACCTTGGACTTTAATTCGTCTGGGAAACTTTGTCTAAAATGGTCTAATAGTTTTGAAAAATTACTCATGATTATAAATACAAAAAAAGGGGGAATAATCCCCCTTTTTATTATCGTCCTTTTTTAACGACCTTTACCGTTTCGTCCTCAACCTTAATCACGTAAGATTTACCTTCCACAATTTTGTCGGTTAGAACTTCTTCGGATAGTAAGTCCTCCACTTTGTCTTGGATTGCTCTTTTCATAGGTCTTGCCCCATAACTTTCATCATATCCAATTTTTGCAATGTACTCAACTAAACTATCGTCATAATTAATCTTGTACTTCATATCTTCAAGACGTTTCATCAATTTTTTAAGTTCGATATCCGTAATCTTTTTGATATCTTCTTGAGAAAGTGAGTTAAAAACAATAGTATCGTCAATACGGTTGATAAACTCAGGAGAGAAGAAGTTCTTCATCTCTTTCATCAAAATGTCTTTTTTTGCCTCTTCATTACTGTAAGAGTTTGTACCGAATCCAATACCCGTTCCAAAGTCCTGTAATTTTTTAACCCCAAGGTTTGAGGTTAAGATAATTAAGGTATTTTTGAAGTTAATCTTTCTACCTAAACTATCTGTAACGTGACCATCGTCCAAGATTTGTAGTAATACTGTGAATACATCTTTGTGAGCTTTTTCAACCTCATCAAATAAAATCACTGAATATGGTTTGTTTTTAACTTTTTCAGTTAACAATCCACCTTCTTCGTATCCAACATAACCTGGAGGGGCTCCAACCAATTTAGATACGGTGTGTTTCTCTTGGTACTCGGACATATCCACACGAATTAATGAATCTTCGCTACCAAACATTTCCTTAGCCAATTGTTTTGCCAAGTGAGTTTTACCAACACCTGTTGAACCAAGGAACACAAATGAACCAATCGGACGGTTCGGGTCTTTAATACCCAATCTATTTCTTTTGATAGATTTAGCCACTTTAATAACAGCGGCGTCCTGACCGATTACGGTACCAACAATGTGTTTATCCAAGTTCAACAAAGCTTTGGTATCATCAACAGACATTTTGTTTACAGGAATTTTGGTCATGTTTGAAACAACATCGTACACATCCTCTAATGTAACTTTTTGTTTGTCTTTTGACATCTGTTCTTCAAACTTACGTTTTTCATCCTCCAATTTATCCAATACCTTTTTCTCTTTGTCTCTTAACTGAGCAGCTTGTTCGTAGTTTTGTTTCTTAACAACATCAATTTTTTGTTGTTTGATTTCAGCCGCTTTACGTTTTAACTCTTCAACAACTTCAGGAACTTTAAGTTCTGTTTGCATACGAGCTCCAACTTCATCTAAGATGTCAAATGCTTTATCAGGGAACTCACGGTCCGTGATATAACGGTCTGCCAACTTAACACAAGTTTCAATAACCTCGTCAGAATACGTGACTTTATGATAAGACTCATATTTGTCGCGAACGTTTTTCAAGATTTGAATTGTCTCAACAACAGTTGAAGGTTCAACCACAACTTTTTGAAACCTACGTTCTAACGCTCCGTCTTTTTCAATATTCTTACGGAACTCATCCAATGTGGTGGCACCAATTACTTGGACTTCACCACGAGCAAGTGCGGGTTTAAAAATGTTTGAACCATCCATAGAACCTGCAGAATTACCAGAACCTACAAGAGTATGGATTTCATCAATGAATACAATGATGTTAGGATTTGCTTGAAGTTCTTCGATAATTACCTTCATTCTCTCTTCAAATTGTCCACGGTATTTTGTACCAGCAACAACAGAAGTTAAGTCAAGATTGACTAAACGTTTATCCAAAAGATTACGTGGACATTCACCACTAACAATCTTCATCGCCAAACCTTCCACAATTGCGGTCTTACCACAACCAGGTTCACCAACGATGATTGGGTTGTTCTTTTTTCTACGAGATAAAATTTGAGCTATTCTCAAAATCTCTCTGTCACGTCCAATGACAGGGTCCAATTTACCTTCCTCAGCAAGTTTATTCAAATCTCGACTGAAGTTGTCTAACACAGGAGTCGTACTGTCGCCAGTCGATTTCTGTTTCTTACTCATCATTTTGTCGTCATCGTCCATTAAGTCGTTCATATGTTTCTAATTTTTTACAAAGTAATATCAAATATTGGACTTCTCCAAATCTTTTGACAAATTGTCAGGTTATAATTATTTTACCTGACATCTTGACATTAAGATTCAGTTGGTATATTATTTGAATACCACAAAGGTAATTAATAAATCTGAATTAAAAAAATAAAATTATGTTTGGAAACAGAAAAAACTACAATGACATCTTTAGAGCGTTTGATGAAATGTTCTCTCATTTTGATTTAACCCAAGGGGAATGGAAATCGCAAAGTAGAGTATCTGATGATGGTACAATAAAAGTAACAACTTATTATAGAGGAGGAGACTCATCTAAAGAAACAGGAGGATTAGAATCTTTAAAGTATCAACTTGAAAGAGCAATTGAGAACGAAGATTTTGAATCGGCAGTTAAACTTAGAGACCAAATCAAAGGCTTTGAAAAAAATCAAAAATCTATTGAGAAACTTGAATTGGAATTAAAGAAGTCAATTGAAAACCAAGAGTTTGAAAAATCAATTGAGCTTAGAGACCAAATTAAAAACTTGAAAAAGTAAAATTAAACCCTCGACATATCGGGGGTTTTTTATTTTGAGTAGTTAAGTTTATCAAAATCTTCTCCAAATAATTCAATAATAATATCTTGAATTTTTGGTGTTATTAAAGATAGATAATCAACATTCAATCCTTGTGAATTTATTAATGGTAAAGTTTTAATAGGTAGATTTAAAAAATTTTCTAATTCACTTATATCATCAATTATGTTTTCTAACTTAAAATATTTTACGTCCATCCCCAAATCATTCCAATCAAATTGTTTATCATAAAATCTGGTCCCACCCCAACTAATACCATTATTAATTGTGTGATTAACAAATGACGAATCACCATAAAAATTATCAATAAAATTATTTGTTTTTTTTGATTCCAATAAATGGTTTGAAAATTGTTCTAAAGTATAATCTTTAAATTTAACAGAGAAGTTTTGAGGGATAATTTTTTTTTGAAAGTAAAAAGACGAGACGTACCGATGATATGGGTTTCTGGTAATTTGTATTATTCTATATTCGTCTAAATTATTGATATTGTAGAAATCCACAATTTCACTTAACCTTAAATGTATTTGGGGGTAATTTGTTTTTTTAGAGTCTTTAGAAAAAAAGTAACCATGTTGCTCCAATAAGACTCGTATAGAATTTGATGCGGTTTTGGGCGGCATCAAAACAATAAGTTTTTTAGTTTTGTCTATCATATTTTTCAAATAATGATTCCTCAACCCAATCTACAATCAAATGTATTCTGTCAGTACTTCCAAAATTTTCAACCGAGTGCATTTTTTTGTCGTTGTTGATTTCCCACATTTCACCAATCTTTAAATTTCTTTTATCATCACCGACAGTAAAGAAACATTCATCATTAGTTTGAATTGGAATATGGATTCTTCTACAAACAACTAAACTAAACCCTACGGTATCAACGTGAGGTCTAATTAATTTACCTGCCGTTAATTTAACCAATAGGGCTCTCATAATTTTTCCGCTTTCACCTGTGTTTGATTTAATTTGTTCTTCTATTTTTGAAATTTCGTCAATAAACAATGGATAATTTTCGGTTGGAATAATTTTTAAATGATTAAAATTAAAAGACTTGTCAAAAATTATTGGTATTGTTTTGGTGTATAGATGTTCTGTACCCCATTTATTTTGTCTTTCGGTGTATTCATCCCAATCCAAATTATTATCAGTAATGATTTTTATGATTGGGTCAACATCAATTTTACCGTGTAATAGAAAAGTATCGGTGTAGTCCATATTTATTAAATATGAAACCGTTTGAGAAATTTTTGGCAACTGCGTCTATACTAAGAGAGCTTTTAGACATATATTTGGAGCTTAGACAACATTTACAAGAATTAGGATTTAGTGAATCAGATTTAGAAAGTCCTCCAACTTACACGATGAAAATGATGAACTTACAAGAAAGATTCCAAAACAAACTAAATAAAGTCATTGCATCGGTTAAAGATTACGGATTCGATGCAACTAAAAAAGAAGTACAGGATTATGTAATGCCACTTCTTCAAAAAATAAATGAATTAACGCCGCTCAAAGATTGGAAATTATATGATAGTAAAAGAGACGATTCAGGGAACGAAGATTATTAACGAGATAAAATCTTCAAACATTAAAAAAAGCGAATACGACACCGAGACAAAAAAACTTGTTGTTGAATTCAATAACGGATTTAAGTATGAATATGATGAAGTACCTCACCAGATTTATACCAAATTCAGAATGGCGGAATCTCAAGGTAAATTCTTTACCACCGATATTTCAAAAGCGTTTAAGTACAAAAAACTATAGTATTTATATAAATGAGTAAATTCCAACAAATTCTTAATAGTTTTTTGGTAAAAAAAACATTAAACCCTAAAGTTTGGGAAAATCCTAATGACCCCGAAAAGGCAACAATGGTTCCTAAAGTTAGGAAAGCTCTTATGCGAATTTCCGAAGAATTTATTAATTATTTAGGTGAGGATGTATTTGTTGAGGACATTGTTTTAACAGGTTCTTTGGCCAATTTTAACTGGTCCGAGTTTTCGGATTTTGATTTACACATCATTGTTGACTTACAACAATATGAAGATGAGGCTCCATTGTATAAAGAATTATATAATTTAAAAAAACAAGTTTTTAATGATAAACACGACATCAAGATTTACGGATATGATGTTGAGTTATATGCTCAAGACAATGAGGAACCTCATTTTGCCACAGGAGTTTATTCAGTAATGAATGATGAGTGGGTTACAAACCCAAAAAAGTTTAAAAACGAAATAGATAAATCAGTTCTTGAAAAGAAAATTAAAAACTGGACCGAAAAAATTGACAAGGTTTTAGATTCGGAAGAATCTGAAGATAATCAAAAACTAATCGATTCCATTAAAGAAAAATTGAAAGATTATAGAAAATCTGGATTAGAAAAAGAAGGAGAACTTTCGTATGAAAATTTGGTTTTTAAATTCTTAAGAAGGTCAGAACATATTCAAAGATTGTTTGATAGTTCAAATAAAGCCTTGGATAAAGAATTGTCTGTTGAGAGAAAAATAGAAGAGTAACCTTCATTACTTTAAATAAATGTGAATAATCGTATATTTATAAAGAAAAAATTAGATGGCGCTTAATTATTATATAGCTTCTTCGTGTAGTTCGTCTACGAACTATTACATAAAGATAGAAACAGACTTAATAGAGGGAAAAATTTATGACCTTGTAATTCCTGGTGCCAACGGTTGTTATACAATTGCACCTGGATTTGATACTCCATTGGCCTTTACGGCAACAATATTTAATGGACCATGGAATACTTGTATTGAATGTTTAGGAGACGTAACTCCAACCCCAACAGCGTCTAACACTTCAACACCAACACCTACTACAACTCAAACACAAACACCAACTAATACGGCAACTAAAACACCAACACCTACACCAACTAATACTCAAACGCCAACAAATACCGCAACTAACACTCAAACGCCAACAAACACGGCAACCACAACAAATACACCAACACCAAGTGTAACAAATACTCAAACTCAAACGCCAACAAACACGGCAACTAAAACACCAACACCAAGTATTACCGCGTCTCCAACAGGAACTGCGGGAGTAACACCAACACCAACTGGAACTCCAGCATCTACACCAACATCTACACCAACTCCAAGTGTAACTATTGGATTTGTTATTGAAGTAAACCAACAATATCAATACACTATTGGTATGTTAGGGTCATTTAGTGGAGGTACTGCACCATCTGGTTCTACAGTACCATATTCAGTTATGACAAGTGAAGATGGTGATGAGGTTATTGTCCAACTAAACGCAATATCTTTAGGAGGATTCCAAGGATTAAACAACTAAAGTAAAAATAAATAAATCGTAATATGGGAGATTTAAAACCAATTGGTAGTGAAAAATTAACTGGCCAAGATAAATTAAAAAGAATCATGGAAATTGCACGTTTTAACGAAGTAGTTCCATCGAATATAAATGAAACTGCCAAAACTGAATATTCTATCGGTCTTGCAGACGGCAACAAATATGAAATTGTTAAAGAAAGACAAGGATATATTATTAAAAAAACTATTTCCGAATCTGAAACTGAGTACATTGAGCCAATGAAAAATAGAAAATACTATTCTTCATATTCTCAAGCATTCAAAAGATTAAATTTAGTTGCTGGAGAATTAAACAGACTTAATGAAAATGAAGAAGGTATTTCTTTATTTGGAGAACAAAAAAAGTTTGTCTTAAAAACTCCTAAACCTAAGGCGGAACCAGCTCCAATGGCTGAAGTTCCTGCGGCACCACCAGCGGTACCTGCACCATCTTTACCACCATCACCTAATGCAGAAATGCCTTCGGGAGAAGATGAAATGAATTTAGATATGGGTATGGAAGACATGGGACCTGAAGGAGATGTTGAAGTTGATGCGGAAATGGATATTGAAGCACCTGAAATGGACGGAGAAGAAACAGTAACTTTTAGAACGATTCAAAAACTTACAGGAAAGTTAACCCAAAAAATCAGAACTTTAGATAACCAAGAAGGTATGACATCTGAAGATGTGAAGTATGTTATCAACATGGTGATATCTGCATTAGACCTTAAAATTTTATCTGAAGAAGACAAAGAAGACATCTTAGCAAAATTTGAAGAAGATGCTGAAGATTTAGGTGGTGATGATATGGATGGAGAGGATTTTACAGATGATACTGAAGTTGAAGACATCCAAGCGGATATGGATATTCCAGTTGAAAGTGAAATGGATGAAGAAGATTACGGAAACGGGGCAATTATTGACAGTATTTTTTCGGAATCACCAGTAGATAAAGTAATTTCAAAATATTTTGAATTAACTAAAAAAGAAATTCTTGAAAACAAAGAAAAGTATGCTAATAAAAAACTTGCGGTTGTTTCTGAAGTTAGAAAACAAATGAAATCCGTTATCAAACTTACTGAAACAGTTGAACAAGAATTAGCGGCTCAAAAATTTTTAGAAGAAAACATCTCAGCTAAAATTGTTGGAAAAACTAACAAGAAAAATTTGGTGTTTGAAAATAAAGGAAAAGAAGTAAAAATATCACCTGAAGGATTATTAGTATGAGTCAATTGATATACGTAAATGGTTTAGGACCCAATTATAAAGGGGACAATCTTTACGAGTTCATTTTCTCTAATAGTCTTGATGTGTGGGGAGATTCTTGGGAAAGTAAACCGTCAAACGGTTATCCTAGTCCTCCTGAAATACAATATATCAAAAAGGTAGGAGTTCTGAGGAATACTGATGTAAAATTGGAATTGATTCAGAACTCCGATTTTTTTTGTATGATAGATGCGATGGATGATGTTGTTGCATTAGCCTGGGAAACAGAAGAATTAGAAAATCAAAAAAGAATGGTTTTTAGATTCGGAATGTCAGAACAAGAAATAAAAGACAAACTCTACGAGAGAGATTTGATATTAGAATTCGAAAAGAAAGTAGTATATGAAAATTAATAAAAAAGCCCTTGAGTTAATTGAAAAGGGATTGTCATCAAAAACTGTTAGTAAGTTAACAGAATCACAAGTCGAAACTCTTCACACAAAATTGTTCATATCAGAACAAGTTACTGAAATACCCGCTAAAAAAACTTATAAAGTAGGACCTAAAGGTGGTAAAATAGGTAATGTTGTTGTTTCACAAGACCCTAACACAAAAGAAGTTATGGTTACTGCGGAAGAGGGTGAAATGAAAGAAACTGAAACAGATGATGTTACAGACAAAAACGCTTTAGGTGCAGACGCACTACAAAATCTTACAGGTCAAGAAGCCCCTCATGATGCTAATGATATGGCACCTGATGGAATGGATGATGATTCGGATGATAACAGAAATATGATGGGAATGTCTGAAGCAAAGAAAAACAAACCAAACCCATGGGCTATTTGTCATTCCCAAGTTGGACCAAAAAAATCTAGAAAATGGGAAAGATGTGTAAAAGAAGTAAAAAAACAGTTGGGAGAAGGAAAAAATCCTGTATCTTTGTTTATTGAATCTCAAATTATGAAAATAGTAGAAAAAAACTTACCTCCAAGAATCACCAAGGGTGATTTGATAAGACATTTGTCTGAACAAGGTCCTGCTACGGCACCAACAAAACCAGCAACAAAACCAACTACAAAACCAGGTACAAGACCAAGACCAAAACATCCTGGTCAAAATCCAAACCCTGGAGTAAACCCAGCACCTAAGGCAGGAAAGATTTCTCCTGAAGACGCTAAGGATAAAGTGATTGACGTAATTTTAAACCTATTGAAAAAATAAAATGGCAAAGATTAAAGAACAAATAAATTACGGGGACAGACCTGAAAGAATGGACCCAAGGTTAGAAAGAAAATTAGCTAGCCCTGAAAGTTTATACGCTCAGAATCCTGCCATGAAAAAAGGTGCACAGGATGTACAAAGATTAGTTAGTTCAAGATTTGGAAAAGTTGCGGACAAATTAAAACAAGTTACAGGTATAGAAGATATTAGTTCTCAACAAGTTCAAGGTATGGTTTACCAAGAAATGATGAGAAAACTTCCTGCAATTATGAGAATTGAGGCGGCACATAGAGAAGAGTTGGAAGATTTAGCAAAGGAGGCTTCATTAGAAGAAACTGAGGTTCCTGAGGATTGGTTTGAAATTGAGGCTAGATTGAATAGAGATGGTATCGATACTTCTGACTTTAGATATCAAGAAGAAAAACCTGAGAAAAAAGAAAAACCTGAGATGCCAGAAATTCCATCGTTCGATGTTGAAGATTTGACCGACGAGGAAATTTTAGAATTAGAAAAACATAAGAGAAATATCATCAACGCAATTGTTCAAGGAGCTGCAAAGAAAGGACATTATATTTTTCAAAAACCTGATGTCAAAGCAAGATTAGACGCAATCAACCCTTCTTTGTACAGAGATTATTTGGGTATTATGGCAATCAACGATTTCATGTATTTTAGTATGGAACAAATGATTGAAATGATGAGTCAAAGTGGTCAAGGTGTTGCTGGAAAAGTTAAACTTGAAGACAATGATGATGAAGAAGAAAGTGGCGATGATGAGGGAGGAGAATCTTCAAACACTAAAATTATTGCCGACGGTATGATTTTTCCTATCCTATGTCATGAAATTATTAAAGGTATTGAAGAAGCAAAAGGTAGATATGGATTACCTCAAGACCCTGAAATGGCTCAAAGAGTTATGGGTCAAACAGACCTCCTGTCAAACGAACCTATGCAACTTAGAATAGGTCCTGAGATTGTTGAAAAAATCAGGTTTGCATTACCTGATGAAATGTATTCAGAATCAAACAAGGGCCTGATAAACTGGTTTCACACTGTATTATACCAGATACCAGCCGAAGAGTTTTTAGAATTAATCGGACTTGCAATTTCAGAGGATGAATCAAAAGTTAGAAAAGCAACTTCAAAATTCAAAGAAATTATGAGAGAAGCTCAACAACTTAAAACCGAGTACGACGACTACAAACAAAGTAATGACGATGAAGAAATGAGTGATTTCTTAGGTAGTTTAGGACCTGGTGATTCAGACGATGATGACGAGGACGATGGACTTGATGATTTCTTTAGCGGTTTAGGTATATCGAGACCTAAATAACTAAATGTGTGACTAAAGAACAATTAATTATAGAATATACGAAGTGTATGAGGAGTACTCCTTACGCACTTCGTACTTATTTACAAACATACGACAACACAGTCTCTAAGTATGTTCCATTGGATTTATTTCCAGACCAAGTTTCCCTATTAGAAGATTACGAAAACTACAACGAAAACATCGCCTTGAAGTATCGTCAGGCAGGTGTATCTACAGTTACAGCCGCTTGGGCGTCAAAAAAACTTGCATTTGCAAGAAAAGAAAAACCTGAAAAAATTCTAATCATTGCCAACAAGTTGGATACCTCCATGGAGATGGCAAATAAGGTTAGAAGTTTTACAGAACAATGGCCTGCTTGGGTTGGTATTGGATTCTCTGTGGAAAAAAATTCACAAAGACACTTTAAACTTAACAACGGATGTGAAGTTAAGGCGGTTGCAACTTCAAAAGATGCTTTGAGGGGATATACCCCAACCATTCTTATTTTTGATGAGGCGGCGTTTATCGAGGCTGACGGAGATTTCTGGTCAGCGTGTATGGCCTCACTATCAACGGGAGGTAAAGTTATTGTTGTATCCACACCAAACGGTTACGACCCAATCTATTACGAAATTTATGACCAAGCCTTACGAGGTATGAACGATTTCAAAATCTCTGAAATGTTTTGGTTCAGAGACCCTCGATATACAAAAGACCTTTACATGGTTAAGACAAATGATTTAGTTCATTATCTATTGAACAGGGAAGATTATCCAGTTGATGTTTTGATAGACTTATCTATGGATAATCCATATGAGAGAGACCATAGTGTTGTAAAAAATTATGTTGAGCAAGGGTACAAACCGTGTTCTTCATGGTTTGAGAGTATGGTAAAAAAACTTAAATACGATAGACGTAAAGTGGCTCAGGAGTTGGAATGTAATTTCTTGGGTTCAGGGGATAACGTATTTGATTCTGAGTTAATGCAGAATATTTCTAAAAATCAATTAAGAGACCCTCAAGCAAAATTGATGGGTAATTCCTTGTGGATTTTTAAAGAACCAGTTAATGGACATAAGTACGTAATGGGTGTCGACGTTTCAAGAGGAGATTCAGAAGATTTTTCATCAATAGAAATTATTGATTTTGACGATAGAGAACAAGTTTTTGAATATGTTGGAAAAATACCTCCAGATATATTAGCTGAAATTGCCTACAAGTGGGGTACAATGTATAATGCTTATTGTGTAATTGATATTACAGGTGGTATGGGAGTTTCAACCGCAAGAAAAATGCAAGAACTTCAATACGAAGGGGGATTATATGTTGATGGTGTTGATACAACAAACAAATGGAAATGGGACCCAAAAATTAATGACAAAATACCTGGTATTAATTTTAACACAAAAAGGGTTCAAATTATTGCGGCATTTGAGGAAGCGGTTAGACACGGGTTTAAAATATATTCTCATAGGACTTACAACGAAATGAATACTTTTGTTTACATAAACGGAAGACCTGACCACCAAAAAGGACAACACGATGACTGTATAATGGGTTTATCTATGGCAATATACATTGCAGAAAAATCATTTGCGTCTTTAAGTAAAGTTGTTAATCATACAAAGGCAATGTTGAATTCATGGTCTACTGTTATGAGTGAAAATAAAAACACGTCAGAATTTTTTAATCCGATGGTTCCCCAAATGGGAAGAGACCCCCACCTTACGAATAACGGGGCGTCCAAAGCCGATTACCAAAAATATGGGTGGTTATTTGGTGCCAAATAACTATTTATATTATCAAGGTAATAAGTAAACTTATAATATGGCAGAACAGAATATGACGGTTTGGCAACGACTGTCACAAACATTTGGACCGAACTCACTTTTACAACAGGATTATCCAACATTCAAGTTTGATAAAAAGGAACTTCTACGCACAAAAAGTAGAGAAGAATACGAGAAAGAAAAACTTCAGGCACAACAAACTTATTATCTTACTAATCAGTGGACAAAGGTAGAAAACAACCTTTATTCACAAGCAATTTATTATGAACCAACAAGATTATCGGCTCAGTATGATTATGAATCAATGGAGTATACTCCTGAGATTTCTGCCGCATTAGATATCTACGCTGAGGAATCAACAACCACTAATGAAGATGGATTCATCTTACAGATATATTCAGAATCAAAAAGAATTAAAGGTGTGTTGGCCGACTTATTTAACAACGCCTTAGACATCAACACTAACTTACCAATGTGGACTAGAAACACTTGTAAGTACGGTGATAACTTTGTTTATTTAAAATTAGACCCTGAAAAAGGAATTGTTGGAGTACAACAATTACCTACAATTGAAATTGAAAGACATGAGGTAGGTGCAAGTGGTAAAATTGCAACGGACGTAAAACAAGAAGTTGATAAGGATAGAAAGGCTCTACATTTCACTTGGAAGAACAAAAACATGGAATTCCAATCATGGGAAATTGCTCACTTTAGATTATTGGGTGATGATAGAAAACTTCCTTATGGTACTTCTATGTTGGAAAAAGCAAGAAGAATTTGGAAACAACTTTTATTATCGGAAGACGCGATGTTGATTTATCGTACATCAAGAGCACCTGAAAGAAGAATGTTCAAGGTATTTGTTGGAAATATGAATGACGATGATGTTGAAGCATATGTACAACGTGTTGCCAACAAATTTAAAAGAGAGCAAATTGTAGATAGTAAGACAGGTAATGTAGATATGAGATTCAACCAAATGGCGGTTGACCAAGATTACTTCATCCCTGTACGTGACCCAGCAGCACCAGACCCAATTACAACATTACCTGGTGCAACTAACCTATCTGAAATTGCAGATATTGAATATATCCAAAAGAAACTATTAACTGCTCTTCGTGTACCTAAGGCATTCTTAGGATTTGAGGAAGTTGTTGGTGATGGTAAAAACTTGGCACTACAAGACATTAGATTCGCTCGTACAATCAACAGAATCCAAAAGAGTATGTTAGCAGAGTTGAACAAAATTGCAATCGTTCACTTATTTTTATTAGGATTTGAAGATGAATTATCAAACTTTACAATAGGATTAACAAATCCATCAACTCAAGCGGATTTATTAAAAATTGATGTTTGGAAAGAAAAGGTATTGTTATACAAAGATTTGGTTGCTGACCCAGGAAACGGTATTCAGGCAACTTCATCTACATGGGCTAAGAAACATATCTTTGGTTGGTCTGATGAAGAAGTTCGTCTTGACTTACAACAACAAAGAATTGAAAGAGCGGTTGGGGAAGAACTTAAGGCAACACCTACTGTTATTACCAAGACAGGTTTATTTGATAATATTGATAAACTTTATGGAAGTGCAACAGGTGCAACACCAAGTGCAGGAGCGGCAACAACTCCTGATGGAGGTGAAGAATTGGCACCACCACCATCATTTGGTGGAGGTGATTTATCAGGAGGAGAACCTCCATTACCTGAAGCCCCACCAGCTGAAGCTCCACCAGCAGGAGGAGAAGTAACACCAGAATCAAAAATGAAAGACCTTAATATTTTGGTTGAAAATAATCTAATTGAGGGGGCGGAAATGATAAATTTAGGTCACGGACAAGATTCTTTAGGAGAAATTTCAAAAGAATTGGATAAGTTATTAAATTCATAATATTTATTTGAAAAAGAACAAAATGACCTTTGGAGCCGTAAAATCCCTTATTGAAAAAAATCTTTTGGAGTCCTACAAAAATGAAAAGGAATTCAAGAAGACATTGAGAGAATTCAAACACAATGTTTTGAGTAATAAATCTATGTCTAAGGCGTATACTATATACGACCAGTTAAGTACTCCACAAGGTTTAAGTGAACAGGACGCTAAATATTTTATTGAAGAGGGAATCAATATTTTAAACAAAGTGTTACCAACAGTAAAACTTCCGTCAAACGTTTCTGAAAAAACTGAAAATAATTATTCGGATATTGATACTTTAGTTTATAGCCAAAGAATTAATTTAGTTGAAAGGGTTAATGCTAAAAAGAACCTAATTAAAATTCTAACATCTAATAAAGAATCAATTAAGGAAAGTGTGAATATTCCAATAAGTTCTATGGTTACGGTTGCAAACCAAACCATTAGAAATTATATAGAAACATTAGATGAAAACTCTAAAAAAGAATTTTTTCAATTAGTGTCTGAAGATACAAAAGTTTTAGAAACTAAATTTGAAACTATTCGTGAAAGTGCAATTTCTAAATTAAATAATATTTTAGAAAAAGAAGAAGCTGAAGAAATGAAAACAAGAATTTCTGAAACTATAGACAAAGTTAAACTCGAGAAGTTTGACCAACTTAACTTTTTAAAATTAAAGAATTTAGAAGAATCAATTTAATTCTGAATTTTTGCGTTGTATGTATTTTGCCTTTAAAATCTGTGCTCTTCTAAGTACAGATTTTTTTGTATACTCTTTTTTCTCAAACAACTTTTGAGTTTGTTTTGTTTTGATTACTTTTGATTTTAGGGTCTTAAGAGCTCTCTCAAGATTTTCCCCTTGGTTGATTTTTACTATTAACATATTCTAGAAATATCTCCGATTTAAAAAAAATTTTGACAATTAGGTATATATGTCGTATTTTTTGATTAACAAAATAAACGTATATAATATGAACATTAATGAAAAAAGGAAAAAGTGTAAAGCTTAACCTATTCAATCCCATTAAGTCTGTGTATGGAACTGTTGATTCTAAAAATTTAAAATCGGTATACATTAACATTCAATCGTGGGTAACACCAAAAGATGACTACGATAATTGGAACAGAGTTGTTTCAAACTTAGGAAGAGAAATAAAACATTCTGTTTTCGAATCCATAAACCCAAAACTATTTAAAGAAAAAAGTATTGTTGATTTAGACCTAAGGACAAGTGGAATATCAAAAGGAAAAAAATCTTTTTTTAATTTAGAAATTAACTTATATACCTTATGTGAAATGGATTTTAAATGTAATGAAATTAAAGATTCAGTAAAAACTATAGTAAAATCGGTATACAAAAATAACGTAATACAAAACAAATACTTTGAATTTTCAAACTCAAAAAAAGAAGTTACTCAATAAACTATTCAAAACGGTATATTTATCTTAAAAGATTAGATGAAAAATTTAAGAATTTTAGAGGCCAGCGAGATTGGTCATGGTATATTGATTGAAATGGATGCTGGATTTGTTTCCCCAACCGATGTTCGTAACATCGAGGTATTAAAAGAAGCAACAAATCTTGATTATAGAAATCCTTTCGAATTTTACGCGGTACTTCAGAAATACGATACACCAAATAGAAACGGTAGAACTTATCCTGAAAGAATATTAAAAAGAGAAGCCGAAAGATATAAACAATCCATTGCTAAAGGATTATCAACTTCAGAATTAAATCACCCTGAATCATCACTTATTGACTTAGATAGAGTGTCTCACATTATCACAGATATTTGGTGGGACAAAAATATCTTAATGGGTAAGTTAAAATTATTAACTTCTCCAGGGTTTCATGAAAGAGGAATTGTTTCAACAAAAGGAGACATTGCAGCAAATTTAATGAGACAAGGTGTTACTATGGGAGTATCATCAAGAGGGGTTGGTTCACTTAAAAAAGTTGGAGAAAGAAATGAAGTTCAAGATGATTTTGAACTTATATGTTTTGACTTAGTTTCGTCACCATCTACACCAGGAGCTTATTTGTTTTCAAATCCTGATGACAGAAATAAGTATGAGGAAAATTTAGACGAAGAAATAAAAACAAAACAAGGAAATGATTATGTTGAAAAATCAGTTGACTTAATGAAAAAATTGAACGATTTTTTAGGAAAATAAAATTATGGAAGAAAAATATTTTGTAGCAAAAATTCAGTACGATTTCCCTGATGAAAATTCAGGAAAGATTAAAAAAATCAGAGAAGAAAAACTTGTAAAAGGTTTTTCAGTTACAGACGTTGAAGCGAAAGTAACAAAAAAATACGAGGGGTTCACACATGATTGGAGAATCACTGCGGTGTCTGAAAGTAAAATCGATGAAGTTATTGAATAATTGACTTAAACGTTAATTAATTTAAAAGTGGTCTTAATGACCACTTTTTTTGTTTGGGGGATATTTATATAAAAAAAATATATGAATTTCTTAGCAATATTAGGGACTACCCCATCTCAACAACAACATGTTATTTCTGCCAATACTTGGTCATCTTGTTTGGCGTATTGTGAAGGTACTGGTTTAAGTATTAACTCAATACAATTGATTCCTCAAGCTACAATTCACTATAATGTTGTTGGAACAAATTCTTATCAGGTTACCGCATTGGATGCATTAGGTACCCCAATAATATGCATAGTTTGGGAAACCAATTTTGATTCACTCACATCTTGGTTGGATTCACAAGGATATCAATTAGTTAAATCAGTACAACAATCAAATAAATCTTACGTAGTGGTATAATCAAAATGAATTTTTTTTCATTTTGACACTATTTATATGATAAATTAAATAATTTTTTCATGCAAGAAAATAAAAACTTAGTACAAGAGGCGCTCATTCAAATGAAAAATGTTGAGGAGGCTATCGCCGAGAATGCAAAAGGAATACTTGCTTCAACTATGAAGGAAGAAATCAATCAGTTAGTAAAAGAATCTCTATCAGAACAAGATATGGAAGATGAGGTTGAATTAGATGTAGACATGGACGACGAAGACGTTGACATGGATACTGATAATGAGGATGATATGGAAATGGACATGGAATTTGACATGGACATGGATATGGATTCTGAAGAAAGTCCAATAGATTTGACTGACGCTTCTGACGAAGAAATTCTTAAGGTGTTTAAGGCTATGGGTGAAGAAGACGGAATCATCGTTAAAAAAGATGGTGAAGATATTCACTTAACTGACAACGACGCTGATGCAGAATATTTAGTTAAGCTTGGTGAGTCTGAGGAAGAAATGGATGAAACTATGATAGATGAAATCGATGAAATGGATGTTGATACTGAAGATGTAATCAACGCAATTTTCTCAAAAGACGGAGACGTTGAAGATATCGACGTTGACCAAGACGAAGAAGTTATGTATGAAATCGAGTTTGATTCAGAAGACGACATGATGGAATCAGATGATGAGGACATGATGGAAGAAGAAGATGAAGACGACATGATGGAATCAGAAGACGAAGACATGATGGAATCAGATGATGAAGACATGATGGAATCAGAAGATGAAGACATGATGGAAGAAGACGACGAAGAAGATTTGGACGAATCTTACAACCATAGAAGAGCTGTTAGAGAAGGTAAATCGACAGTAAAACCTAAAGGTGTTGGAATTGGCTCAGGACCTAAATTCACTTACAAAGATAAAGCTGCAGGTGGATTTAAAGAGGACAAAAAAGAAGGTCCTAAATCAGTAGGTACTGGTAAAGCAAAATTCGAATACAAGAAAGGCGCAAATATGGAAGGCAAGTCAAAAGTTGTTAAAGCAGAAACAAAAGAAGGTCAAGGATACAAAGACAAGGAAGATGAAAGGTTATCAATGAAGCACGGTAAAATTGCTCCAAAAAACCTTAAAACGACTAAAGCTCGTAGAGATGACGCAGGTTTTGAAAAAAGAGAAACCAAAGAAGCTGCTAGAACTTATGGCATGGGTTCAAAAGAAGGTAGAGGTCTAAGAAAAGGCATCACAAATAACAGAAACTATGTTTATGGTAAAAGTGGTGTTAAAGTAGAATCTACTCAAGAAGAAGTTAATATGTTGAGAGAAAAGAATGAAGAATACAGAAAAGCGTTAAATATTTTCAGAGAAAAGCTTAACGAAGTTGCAATCTTCAACTCAAACTTAGCATATGCAACTAGATTATTCACAGAACATTCGACTACTAAAAAAGAAAAAATAAATATTCTTAGAAGATTTGATAATGTAGAAACTTTGAAAGAATCAAAAAATCTTTACAAGTCAATTAAAGATGAATTATCTAAAACTGAATCAACACCAATTAACGAATCAGTTGAAACAAAATTAAACAAAAACGTTTCAACAGGTTCATCAACTACCTTAATTGAATCAAAAACTTACGAAAATCCTCAGTTCATGAGAATGAAGGATTTAATGAGTAAAATTGGGTAATAAAAAATAAATTAAAACAAACAAATACTAAAATGGGAGCATTATTAGAATCAGGTCTTGTTGGTAACATCGGTCTTAAGCACCTTAAAGTTATCAAAGAAGATACAATCAACAAATGGGACAAATTAGGATTCTTAGAGGGTCTTAAAGGTCACATGAGAGAGAACGTAGCTCAACTTTACGAAAACCAAGCTTCACACTTAATTAACGAAGCATCATCTACATCTGATACAGGTGCATTTGAAACAGTTGTTTTCCCTATCGTTAGAAGAGTTTTCTCTAAATTATTAGCAAACGATATCGTTTCAGTACAAGCTATGAACTTACCAATCGGTAAATTATTCTACTTCGTACCTAACATTCAGTCTTATGAGAATGCACAAAATCAGCACTGGGCACCTTACGGTTCACCAAACGCAGCTGCTAACCAAACTCCAAACTCAGGTTATGACTATAACAACACAAAAGACCTTTACGATAGATTCTATGAAGGTAACGAACCAGCGTTAGACCCACCAGGTTTATTCGACTATTCAAAAGGACAGTTTTCTGCAATCACAGCTCCTGTAACTACAGTTGCTTGGTTAGCTGATAATTTAGTTCCTTCTGCTTATACTCAATCTGATTACAGAAAAGTATTAGTAGTTATGTCAGGTTTCGCATCTGATGGAGCAGGTAAATTAATCGGTCCTGATGGTCAACCAATGGATAACGAAGCTTTCTTATCTGATTTGACAATCTATGGTGTTTCTGGAAACACAACAACTTCTGCTAACACAACTAACCCTTATTTATTCAGAGTTGTAACTCAAAGATATGGTAAAGGTATTGTACAGTACGGTAACAACAACGCTACGTTAGTATTCCCTAACAGTAAAACTGATGGTGGTCAATATGACAACTTATGTGATGCTGAAGGAAAAATCTATTTAGAAGTTGATTTACAGGTACCAGTATGTATCACTTGTGGTGGTTCATTAGACGGTTACACAGGTTCTACATTCGTATCAACAGTTGATACATCAAACGCATTCACAGCAACTTATAGAATCTATAAGAACTTAGAATTCGAAGATAGAATCGGTGAGGTTTCTTTCGACCTTATGTCAGTAACAGTTTCTGTAACTGAAAGAAAATTAAGAGCACAATGGTCTCCAGAAATGGCACAAGACGTTGCGGCATTCCACAACATCGATGCTGAAGCTGAATTAACAGCTTTATTATCTGAGCAAGTTGCGGCTGAAATCGATAGAGAAATCTTGAGAGACCTTAGAAAAGGTGCGGCTTGGAACTTAAGATGGGATTACAACGGTTGGAAGAGATTAGGTTCTTCTGCAGTACCTTATACTCAGAAAGACTGGAACCAAACGCTTATCACAGCGATTAACCAAATTTCAGCTCAAATCCACAAATCTACCTTGAGAGGTGGAGCTAACTGGATTGTTGTATCTTCTGAAATCAGTGCAATTTTTGATGACTTGGAATATTTCCACGTATCAAACGCAGCTCCTGAGCAAGACCAATACAACATGGGTATTGAGAGAGTTGGTACATTAGCAGGTCGTTACCAAGTGTATAGAGACCCTTACTTCCCACCTAACCAAGTGTTAATGGGTCACAAAGGTACATCTTTACTTGACACAGGTTACATCTACGCACCATACGTACCTCTACAATTAACTCCAACAATGTACAACCCATTCAACTTTACACCAATCAAAGGTATCATGACTAGATACGCTAAGAAAATGGTGAACAACAGATTCTACGGAAGAATCACAGTTGATGGTGTTAGAACATTTGACTTGAGAGAATTGAGATAATCTATGGTCTAACCAATATTAAAAAGGGTCCCAATGGGACCCTTTTTTTTATTATATGATATTTATTAATATGATTAAACAAAATTGGAATATAGTTGAAAGTGAAAGATTAAGAATTCTTAATTTACACGAGTCTGCAACAAAAAATTTATATTTGTCAGAACAAACATCTGTTGTTGTTGGTACCGAAACTAAAACTGAAAATAAAAATTTCCCAACAACAAAATTAGGTGATAAGTTTGGGTTTGGTAAATATGAATCAGACGCTGTAAAAAAATCATTATCCGACTTAAAGCCTCAAATTGAAAATTTTATTAAAGATTCAGATTCTTCAAAATTTACAGTTAATATTAGTGCGGGAGAATCACTAGTAACAAACCCAAAAGGTTTTGAAGAAAAAGGTAGTTTAGCTTTAGCTAGAGCTAACAGTATAAAAAATTATTTTGAGGAGTTATTCCCTGATTTGATTAAAAGTGGGACATTAGTTATTAATGCCCCTAAGGACGTAAAAGAAGTTAAGATTGGTCAAACGCCATATAATAGAGCCAAATCAGAAGAATTTAAACAAAAATATGCTGAAGCGTATTCTAAAGAACAATTTGTAGATTTTGATATAGTTGGACAGGGTACTAAAACTACAACAAGTACAAAAACAAAATTACTCTGTAATACGACTCCGTTAAATGCTGGAGGGGGATACCTACTACCTAAAAATGATTATACGAAAATTTATGATAAGACATTAGGTGCTGGTGAGGGTAATGTTTTCATTTCATATGAAACTTATTATCAACCTGACATAATATACTTTGAGTATAATGGAAAAACATATGGAGACGCCATGTTTAGAGGAGATTCTTCAGATGAGTATAGAATATTTTTAGGAACCGCATTAATGGCAAAATATGGAGGAGGACCATTACCATCTCAATACGGGGACACAACTTATGAAAGAATAAGTATGGATGACCCAAGATTGTCCGCAGCATTACCAGCAATGAAAGATTGGAAACTAGAGGATAGTTTCAAAAATACTTTTAGATTTCCACCTTTAGGTAATGAAAATTATATGAAAGCGTTTAGTGAGTTTGATGATGACGGTCGAAAAGGTAAACTTTTTAAAAAATTGGGACCAGATTTTCCTTGGGGAATTGTGACATCCGAAATTGGCGGTAATATTGTTAAAAACTTAGGGCCGATTCCCAAAGTCGACGGTCTTGATAGTATTAAGGTTATTAATGTTTGCCCTGTTGGTTCTACGTCGTGGAAGATTTTTTTTAATTGTAAACCAATTTAATAATTCAGGATACATTAATTTTATTTCTGATTCGCCTAAAGTAATGTAATTTTCTTTTTTAAAGTCATAATAAGTTATTTCATGGACTCTAAATGAGTCCATTTTTTCTTCCCACACAACAAAAGTTATGTCTTGATTAATTTTTTCTGAAAGGTATTTAACCAAAGGACTACCCTCAGTTTTCTTTTGTCCAAAAGAAACTGATGAAATTAATAACAAAAAAACAAATAATATTTTTTTCATAGAACAAAGATAAGGAAATTATTTTCAATTTTCCAAATTAAATTATAATTATAAATAGATTTAAGTTTATCAGTCCCCAGTTTTAACGACTGTAGAGTATTCACGGATACAAAGGTATTGGTAACATAGTCATAAAACTATTGTTAAAACTAAAACAAATGTATTACACAACACAAGTGGGCAAACCGACTGCGCACATCACAAAGAAAAAGTCACGTCTTAAGGTCTACAACGGCCACAATGTCTTTCTAACTGATAAAGACAATTTTGAATTTGAACTTCATAACCCAACTCACAAATCTGTTCTCTGTAAGATTAAGTTAAACGGAAATTACATCTCAACCTCAGGTGTTGTATTAAGACCTGGTCAGAGAGTGTTTTTAGAACGTTTCCTTGACACAAATAACAAGTTTGAGTTCTCTACCTACAAAGTAAAAGATACGTCCGAGAATAGGTCTGCAATTGACTTAAATGGGGATGTATTGGTTGAGTTCTATGATGAACAAGAAGTTAGGGTTTACCCTCACCTTTCAGGTGGAAATTGGGGTACTGGTTGGACAACTATTAATACAGGGTCACCTTATTACGGTAACATGACATTTACCACAAGTAATAGTAATATTGTTGGCTCCACATCAACCTCATTTTATTCTTCAACATCAACACCTACAGGACCAAACATAAGGTCTTTAAAATCAAAAAAATCAATTGAGACTGGAAGAATTGAAAAGGGAGAAAAGTCAAACCAAAACTTTACTAATTCTTATGAGCAGTTTAACTACCACACCTCTCATACGGTTAAATTTAAAATACTTCCGTTGGGTACTAAGAATATTAATGTTGAAGAAATAAGACAGTATTGTACCGAGTGTGGTACAAAAATTAAAAGAAATTTTAAGTTTTGTCCTTCTTGTGGAAACAAATTATAAAATAAAAGAGGTCCCGTGAGACCTCTTTTTTATTCTTCATTTGGTTGTTCTGTAAAATGGGTGTTCATTACTCTCAAAGATTTAGAAACTAATTCTGATTCTTGTAGTGTAAAAATTCTTGCGTTGTGTGCAAATTCTAACGCTTTAATCATCATGTAATAAGCCTGTTCTAAGTTCATATCATCACATAATCTATTCACATCATTTGGCGTGTAATAAGCAACACTATCAAAAAGTAATCCTATTGGTTGTTTCTCTGTCATAATTCTAATCTGTTTGTATATTTATTATAGTAAATAATATGAAAAAAAATACACTAAAAGAGGCAACTAGTTCAGGTAGTTCTGGAAAATTTAAAGTTCCAATCATTTTAGCTCCACAAGATTGGACTGAGGAAGAATTGGGTCCTTTTATAAACCCTGTTTACAAATACACAAACGCTCAGTTAGCATATCAAGAAGCCGACGGAGATTATCTTGAATCTCCTGAAGAAAGAGAAAGAATTGAAAAAAGAACCAAAAAGATTAGTAAAGTTGACGATTATTTAAAACAATTCTATACAGGGCAGAACGATGAAGAAGGTTCTGCGATTAACCCAACAATAAGTGGGGAGCCCTTAAAAGAATCTCTTTTAAAAGAAGACTTGGCGGTTTGGTTTGGCACTAAGAAAAAACCTAAAGGTTCAAAACAACCAAAAGGTCCGTGGGTAAATATTTGTAGAAAAAAAGAAGGTGGTGGTCATCCTCCGTGTGGTAGACCAAATGCAACAGATAAAGGATATCCTAAATGTAGAGCCGCGGGAGTTGCATCAAAAATGTCTGATAGTCAGAAAAGAGCGGCTTGTGCTCAAAAAAGAAAGGCAGAAAAAACCCACTCAAAAGTGGGTACTGGCAACAAACCAAAAATGGTATCGTACAAACCTAAAAATGAATCAATAACAAATACGATACGTAAGGTATTAAGAGAACATATTAATCAAGTCCGTCCAAAATAGTTTGTAACGAATGTTTAATGTTACGTCTTATTTCATCTTGAATATTTTGTCTTTCCTCTTCAAGAATTGAATCAAATTTTTTAGTTAGTCTTGAATACGATGAATGGTCTTGAATATAAATGGTGTATGAATATACATGATTTGTAATGTTGATTGTGTGGTTGTTAATTACAACAAACATTTGTTTGTCTTCATTAACAATATATCTACTTTCGGACACAGGAGCAAATGTCAATTTGGATAGATAATTATCCAACAACTTCATACAAATTTGAACACAATATCTTTCTTCGTCCGTAATTTTTGGTGAAGGGTCAAATTTATCTTTAAGTTTTAAATAGAATTTATATAGTATTTTTGTAAAATACCCCAATGTCCTCTTGTCTTTCTTTTCCATATGGCAAATTTAAGGCAAAAATTTTGGATTAACAATAGGTGCCTGAACAATGTTTCTTACCGTCTAAACCTGGCATTTTACCTTTACAAACTTGGACTGCGTATCCATTAGCATAAGCGGATGGATAAACCTTGAATTTTGATTTCGCGGCTGCTTTTCCTCTTGAACAAAGTTTGGTACCAGTTTTTTTTCTTCCTTCACTAATGTCTTCGTAATCAACATATTGTTCTCTTTTATTTTTTTCATTCATAAAAAAGTCAAAAACTTGGTCCATATTTGTTTTGGCTTCTGTTACGTGGTCATCCGCCCAATCGTGACCATTCTTAATGATTTCATCAAGCATTTGTGGGTCCATATCTAATAACATTTGACATTGTCTTGCCATTTGTTTTAGATTACTAAAAAACATATAGTTTTCAGTTTCTTGTTCTTGTTCCTTCAAAACTTTATTAACTAACTTAGTTATATCTTTTTCTGTTAACTTTACTATTCTGCTCATGATTGTTTCGTATTTACAATTGAAAATGTTAATTGTCTTTTATAAGTATCTTTTTCTCCTGAAGTATTCACTTGAATGTCGACATAATATTGATTTGGAATTTTGTCTCTCATGTCAAATATAAAATAATACTCATTTGGTGTTCTGTTAATTGGAGTCCAATCTTGAACAAGAACCTCTGTTGTTCCTTCCATAACATACACTCTATAGAATCCAGAAACATCTAATAATAGTTGTTGACCTGTATATGCCTGTTTGATTGTTACACCAACTTTACGAATATCTGTGTTTAATATTTTTTCGTTTTGTAAAATACCGTAAAAATCAAATCCATAAATTTGAGGTTCTTTTGACATTGAACCAATTTGAATACCCGCACTATATGGTTGTAATGTGAATTGATTTGTTACATTAGGAATAGATTGTCCATTGATTGTTAAACCTGACCAAACATCATAAAATAAACATGGCGTTGGATAATTTGAAAATCCGTTAGGAACAACAACTTCGTAAACCCCTTTAGTCCTTAAACAAGTATTCAAAGAAGACATACCACTAACAGCATCCCCATTTCTATCTTCAATTCTAACGTATGGGTCGGAATCTAAATTAACTAAATCACCATTCTGATAAACGTATAAAAACAATTTGTTTTCTTGGTTCTTTAAAAATTGGTTTCTATTATCTTGAATTAAATCATTATAATCTGTAAGTAAAAAAGGTTGATAGAATGTTTGAGTTTGTCTTGAGAAAAACGCCACACTATAACTGTCGGTAAGACCTGTAATGTTTTCTATCTGAGGAAGATATGCCAATCCCCATCCTGTTACACCTGTAATAGAACCATTCAATACACCGTTAATTTCACTACTCATATCCATATTAAGGTCTTCGTTACCAAGTTCAAAATGTTGTCTTGCTACGATTGTTAACCCTGAATAGTTTACAGTGCCCTCATTCTTATTGTTGTAGATACCGTTTTGAGACCAACCTGATATTGTTGTTGTTTGATACCAGTTTGAAGGTCTTGTAGAATATGCTCTACTATCAACATATGTTAAGGGAGACGCCCCACCATTTGCACTGTTTTGTGCAATGTTAAAATCATTATAATCGTATCCAACTCCTTCGTCCCAATATTGTGGACCACCTGTGTCTCCTGATATTTGTGGAATTCTAAAAAGAATTAAATCAAATGATGTTGCTCTTCTTCTTTCGTTAGACATAAATGAATTTAATAGTTCATTGTCAAACGAAGATGTGTTAGTCATTTTTAATGTATGAGTCATTGCTGAGGTGCAACCTGTAGAAATAACTCCCGAAGAAATATTCTGGCGCAGTAAAGATAAATCCAAATCAAAGATAAATCTTGTGTAACCGTAATTCGGAACTATTAAATCCGAAGCACCAAAATTTAACTCAATAACAGGGTTTCTTCCCGTGTTAACATATGAGTTAGAAATGATGGTGTTATTTTTATTTATGTAAGACCTTAAAATCGACATTTATCTTTTATTCAATAAATATCAATTAAGTCGGATATTTCCGTTTAGAATCTTATTTGCTGCGTTTTGAAGTTCTGTAAGTATGCCTTGTGCGGATGTCCCATCTTGTGTAACAGGTACTGGTGGTAATCCAGGATATGCGTGAGTGTGTGTAACTAAGAACCTAACAATAAGTGAAATCAATTCAATTAATTCTTCACCTCTAACCATACTTGATGTTTTTGGTAAAAATTCATTTGTAAATTTTTCAGGTGAAATTCCATATAAAGTATCGTCAAAATTAATTTTTCCTTTACCTGGAATTTGTGAATTATGAGAAACTAAAAATAATATGTCACTTCCTAATGCACCATATGAAGACTCTTGATTTACATATTTTTGTTGTTTGGCAACTTTTTTAATTGGGGTCCTTGGAATACCAACTTTACCTTTGGAATAAATTAATCCAAACCCTCCTTTAAGTGCTGGGTTTAATTTAATTCCTTTATAAATTTCACTAATGTTTTTTACTTCTATTGCGGTTGCGGAAGAACCCATATTAGTTGATGGACTTAATTTAGAATACATCAACGTACTTGGTCTGTAATACATTGGAAATTTAGATGACGCGTTATTGTCATCAAATAATTTAATTCCACTTTCGGTAACATTTTTAGAGTTACACGTTTTTATAAAATTATTAATAAATCTTATAACGTCTTGTTTTGATAGTGACGTAAATGTTTCGGTTGCAACTAATTTTTTTAAATTATCCGCAACAACACTATCAACTGTAATGTTTTTTGAGTTTACTGTTACGTCAGGTTTTAGTTGGTACAAATACACAGAACCAGTAAATTTATCTTGAGCGTTTTCAGGATTAACAATAACCCATTCGATAAGATATTTTGTCATCAAAACATCATCCCTCAATTCGTAGTAAACTTTAGGTTCTAAATTTTGTAATACACTTTGAAATTTTGATAACTGAAGAAATCCTCTTTGTTGATTGGCGACAGGAATTACGTTTGGTTGAAGTTGTGCTCCTTTGAATTTTCCAGCTCTAATTAAAATTTCATCTTGTTTAACCACAACATCAGCACTACCTCTACCCATAAGAGCGTTATCCCCAGGTTGAGGAAACACACCTTTATGTACAGATTGGTCTGTTAAAGTACCGTCTTGATTTTTTAATGGTTTTGGGTTTTTAATTTGCATACCCGTACCTGTAAATTTATTTCCTCCGAAATAAAATTCTTTAAAGGTTGCGGTGGGACTAGAAAAAGTATTTTGTACGTAGTACTGATTTTGGTATTGAAAATCTTTGTTTACATAAATAACCTGTACTAACTCGTCAACTTTTGGAACTGAGTATACAAAATATGGGAGTAATGTGTTAAAAACAAATGGGTCTCTAGATGTCCAAATGTCTTTCTCCTCATTCCATGGAGGGTCACTAATACCTTTAAGAATGTCATCGTAATTGTCAATAAGTCGAACACCCCTGATTCTACCAAGCATCATTGGGTCTTCTGTATTTAATACCCTACACTGAAAAAATATTGAGTTATTTTCCATTATTTCTTTCTTGATATGTTTTTAATATTCTGTTATACATCTCTTCTACTTTATCTAAATAAAGAGTACCTTTTATAATCGATTCTTTTGTTGACTCAAAATCTGACGACAATAAGTCTAAATACTCAACTAATTTAGTATTAGGTAAATCCTTTAGATTGGATATCCCATTTATAATTTCTTCAAATTTTTCGTCTTTCATTTTTATAATTTTTTACCGAATCCTGGTCCTGATAAAGTAACAACCTCAATTTTACCATTTTCAGCTTCTTCCCTATCAATTGCTTTATTTGAAACAAGATTATATAATAACATCAAATTTGGTGAACCATCAGGTAAGGTACCTGTTGGAATTCCTAATCCTTGAAGACCTTCAATTGCATTTGTTGTTGTTCTTTCGGGAGAAGTACCAGGTAACAAACTTGCCAATGCCAATAAAGGAAGAGGTATTTCATTTCCTGGTTTTTTAACAAATTGACCAACCAAATTTAACAATAGTAAAATATTATCTAAAAGACTTTTACACTTTCTATAGTCATTAATTAATTGAGATATAATAAGTGCTAATTGAACTAATCTTAAAATAATGGCATATTTTTTTAGAATCTTAGATTTTACCGCATCTTGAATAATAATAGAAACTAAATTTATAATATCTTTTTTTAGTATTTCATATAAAACTTTTAAAAACTCAGCATTTATTTTTGAAATTACCTGAATTGAAAATGTTTTATATTTTTTTAAAAAGTCCGCTCCGTCGTTAACAATATTACTACCCTGTTTACCAATGTTTGCACCTGCGTTACCGACATTAGTACTTATTGTGTTTGCGGAATTTATAAAAGTGTTTGCGCTTGATACTGCTTGATTATATGTGTATGTTGCGCCTGATTGTACAACAGATAATAAAGTGTATAGTGGTAATAGATTTTTAGGTGTTAAAACTCCCGCGGCTACCGCTAAAGGAATTTTTTTAATTACGTTTGTATCTATTGATACTTTAACATTTAAACTGTTAGGACCATTCAAAGACCAATCAGGATTATTTGATATTGAATCAATAATTGTTTCTAAAACTGCAACTTGTTCTTCAACCGTAGTACCGCTTTCGGTATCCCTAAAGTCAATCAATTCATCAACTAAAACTTCAGAATCTACAGGTAACTTTATATTATCACAATCTTGAAATTCTATTATTCCTTTTTGAATGTTTGAAATCTGAACTTCAATGTTTCGTAAATCAATTTCATTTAATTCGAAAAAAGAATCGTCAACGCCGTCCAATTCTGCAACTTTGGCAACTCCGCTTACATCAATTTCTCTTCTATCGTCAAAACAAAGTCCAAGTATTCTTGCAGCAATTAAACTAAATCTACTTTGGTTATCTAATGCTCCGTACCCAACTTGTGCTTGTATATTTATTGCACCTGATATTAAATTCACAATTTGAGCTCCAATATCAACTGTATCAATCAATTTAATTGTGCTATAATAATCGGATATAAATTCACCAACATTATTAGTTAAATTTCCCGAACCATCTTCCCTATCAACTAAAATAATTCTATAATAATCGCCAGTAACTCCAAAACTATTTGTTTTGGAATACTGAATATCAAAAAGATTTTGACCTGATTTACCTAAATAATTTTTACCATTTATTTGACTAAAAGACCTATTTTCGTTATCTGAGGTCATTAAGTTATATAACTGTTTGTTCATTGGGAAAGGAACGCTTCCTCCAAATGGTTTGAATGTAAGACTACCTGATGGTTCTGGTTTTTCGTAATAAACCTTACCAAATTTTGTTTCTGGCGATTGTTTTAAATTTGAAAAAAAATCTATAGAATTTACGGGAATATATATTCCTTCTTGTTGAGGCCTTAAAGGTAAAGGTTGGATAGATAAACTAGCGGAAGAAGTACCATTATACGTCTGTTCAACAGAACAACCAAGGGCTTTGATTGTTTCTTCTTTCATTATGCCAGATAACTTGGGCTCAATTTTTGCCGCGGCCTCTAATATTTTTTTTCTTAAATATGTTAAAGTACCAGACCCATTTCCCTGTGTTTGACCTAAAAACCCAAGAAGTTGGTCCATTGAGTTTTTTGGGTCTCTCTGAAATCTTTTTTGTAAATCTTTTACCTTGTCTAACTGACTTGTAATTTGTGAATTTGCCTCTGATGCAGAATTTGCCAACTTGCCTAAAAAACCTTTTTCAGACCTTGATACGTCTGTATAGGTTTTAAATGCATCAAGTTTGCTTGATATCGATTGTTGAGTAGAATTTAAATCTAATGGCATATCTTATCTCATTTTATATGATTCCTCATCGTTGGAAACATCTTTTTCAATAAGATTCTGTATTAAATCGTCATCCAAATCTGCAATTGAAAATGATTCTTCTTTGTTATTGTTTGATTTTTCCCAAATGCTGGATTGTAATTTTGACAAACTGATTTTTTTCTCAACACAATCATTAACAATTTTTTGTTGTTTTTCAATTACAGGGCCAATAGTTGTCATATCAGCAGGGTCTTTCAACATTGCTAACATTTTATTTTGAATTCTAATTGCAGTCTGTCTTTGCTCGACAAGCTCATTATAGATTTCTTGCATAAGCGATAATATAGAATCTTTAGTAAAATTAATTTCTTTTCTCTGTGGTCTTGGCATACCTATAAATACTTTTTTATTAGTTTTTCATTTTAACCTGAATGATTGTATATAATTTTTTGAATCTTTTGATAGAACTACGAATCTCTTTTGTACTTAAATTTGTCATTTCTCGTAGTGATAATAGAATAACATTTTTATTAAATTTGTTATTATCCGCACCTGAGAATATGCTTTCGTAGTTATCAAACAAATCAATTAAGGCATAACCTAATTTTCGTTCATTATCATTTAACTGTTCAGATTCAATGAATTCCTTTAACTCTTTAAGATATTCATTAATAATAACATGAGTTTCAATTACGTCATCATCTATTCTATAAGACATGTCAGCCCTTTCCTCAAGGCTAGATGAAATGTCTTCGTAAGATATTTTTCTATTAGTTTCTTTTTGGTCCTTAATGATTTGACCCATCAAGTAGTTCTTGCAAATAGTCCCAAAATAAGAATAAGCCTTTTTGTTTTTGTCAGGCTTAAACTTGTCAACTTTGGTCATTAAAAAGGAATGGGTATCCGTATGAATTTCATTGAAGTCCATATCCTTTCGATATAATTTATATCGCCTAATAATAGATGAAATCATCTTATCAAGAGGGCCTCTTAAAAATTCGTTATAAATCTTATTCTTTTCGTATGATGTTTCGGCGATTAGAAAATTTCTTACCGCCTCCTCTTCTCTTACATCAAAATAATTTAAGTTAACCGCTTTTCTTCCTCTTTTTTTAGATAAAACATCTTCTGTTGTGGCAGAGAGTGTTTCTTGCATTTACGCATTTTCAGATTGATATTTTATGACTCTGTCGTCAGTGAAGAAATATTCTCGTTTTGCGGTTTGAATCCAAAATTTTACTTCGTCTTCAACCATTTTGTTTTCACCATACTTGTAGTTCCAAAAAATAGAACCCTCTCTCAAGTTTACGTGTTTGTATCCAAGTCTAGGGATTGTCATAATTGAAATTGAGTTGTACGTCAATCTTAATAAGAACTCGTAGATGAAAGTTAACTTGATGGAAGGTTTAAATCCTCCAAAATCTTCTATAATCGATTTTTTAAATACTGAACCTGCGGTTTGAAAATTTTGATATTCTTGTAATGTGTCGTTTGTTAAAATTCCCATTTCCTGTGAGAAATTTGCTGCGAATGTTGCTTCATTTGTAAAACCAGCAAACAATCCTTTTTCATCCGTTTCAACAACCACGGGTAAAAACATTTGAACTTCTGGATATGAGTCAATATAGTTTTTTACATTCTTAAACCAAATAGAAGAATATTCGTCATCAAATTCAAAAAGAGAAACCCAAGTTCCTTTAGCGTTTTTAATACCGTGATTAACTTGGTCCGCATAATTAGATTCTTTGTCCCATA